GGACCAACCATTCCACGACGAGAATAACCAGCCACAACCTGAGGTTGCGCCTTGTCATACTGCTCAGTTATTCCACGACGCTCACGAGCGCCACGTTGCTGAGAAAGAAAATTAGCGTACGCATTCATAGCGCCACTTGCGCCATACTGTTGCGTATACCCGCGCCTACGAGCCTCGTAATCAGCTGGATTGTAAGACATTACCTAATCCTTTGATAATCTTTACGACTATTTCTACTAACCTGAATTTCTAACTGCTGAATTTTTTCATTCATGCGACCAATCTCCTGCGACAAAGACGAAAAGATTTGCTGCAAAGCAACAGCATCATCCGTCTTTAAAGCATTAACAATCGGATTAGTCCAAGTATTCATTAACCAAACACCTGCGAACCCAACACAAGTTGGTCACTATCACCAAGAACGCCACCAGTACCAGTAGCCGCTGCCGTAATGCGCCCCTGCGCATCCACCGTAATATTTGCCGTTGTGTACGCACCAGGAGTAACAGCCGTGTTAGCGAGCTTTGCAGCAGTAACCGCAGCATTGGCGATATCGGTTTCACCGATAGCGCCAGCATCAAAACCTGTGCCATTTTGTAGCGCATCAACAAATGTTTTAACAGCAGCAAAATTGCTATTAACTTCACCAGCTTCAGCGATAGTTCCATTAGTAAATGAGTAAGGTACTGTAAGAGCCATTATCCAGTCATCTTTCGGTTGTTGTATTTAATAGCGATAGAGTCAAAACCCCAATCCTTTGAAAGCGGTCCAGTAAACAAAAGCTGTATCGAACGAGCAAAACCAAGATTAGAACCATTTACGATTTGCACACCAACAGACTTCTTGCCCCACAAACCTGTACCCCAGTTATCTACACCCCATTGCATACCCAAACCGGAAGCACCAAGAATTGCATTAAACTGTTTGCGTTCAGAACCAGACGATTCTTCATAATTGTGAAACACTTTGACGTTAATTGTTCGCTGTGTGTCAACTTGCTTAAACGCTATATCTGGGCGACGAAACATTTTCTTTTGAGCGTAAGTCTTACCATCAATCCAACCCGTACGATAAAACGAAACAAAACCAGTTGGTGTTCCGTTAATGTTGTCTTGTTCTTCGTTGTACATATCAACCTTCAACACGTACGCTTGTGTTGGATGGATAAACAATCGTAGATTGTCGTTGTTTGAATCAGTCCAGTTAATGCCACCAATGACACCTTTGCTGTCATGGGTGGCAAACTTCATGTAAGCACCCCTTGGACCAATACTTGGGTCGTACACAAAACTTGCGGTAGGAGAAGTAGCCAAACCATCAGGGTCATAAGGCAAAGACAACCAAACACGGCGACCAACATAAGAAACACTAAAAGGTTCAGTACTTAACCCAGATAATTCTTTGTCATCAACTATTGGTCGCAATGGGTCAAAAATATCTCGAACAACAGAACCATCATAAAAAAACAGACCTTCTGGAGTTGAATAAAAAAACACACCTTGTTCCGCAGTAGCGATGCTATTGCGGCTAGAACAACCAAGAGTTGTTGTCAACTCAACAACATTAAAGTTGTCCGAATCGGTACCGATAAGCAAATAGATTGCGTTAGTTTTGAAAATAACCAACTGGCCTTGCACAACAGCCAAACCGTTGATGCCACTACCGCCACCCTTAAAATCAATAAAGTCGCTTTCTAGCCAATCCTCAGGCAAACCCTCATGGGACCAACGCAACCTATCTGGGTAAGCCACCCCATTTTCCACGGTGTTTGCTACGAACATTTTGTTGGCATGCACAATGTTGTGTTCGGCTTTGGGCATAAACCCCGCCACAGGGCTCACGTAAGCTTGCCAAGTAGGTCCAGAAGCGGTCAAGGCTGTTGCGTATGTATCTGTTGTTTTCCATCTGTATCCCGCCGTCCCAGAGGCTCCTGTGCTGATGTAAAGAGTGTCGCCCCAATTAGCAAACGACGCGCCATGCGCGTTCGTTGTAGCAATATCATTACCAGACGAATAAGCAAGAGTAGAAAAGTTTCCGCCAGTAGAACGATAAACCTTCGTGCTGTTAGCCAACATAACCACCGGCACAGCACCATAGAAAGCATGAAGTTTGTCAGGCGCCCAAGTACCAGTCACAGCAGTAGCGTTCAACCTCTGCATAGCTCCACGACTAAACACACCACCACGAGGGTCAATCTCAACATTCAACATGTCAGGCGACTCATTTTTGGACAACAAAAATTGGTCGGCACGAAGATTTAAACCACCAGTAAAATCGTCGTAACGCTCAAGAAGAATCTGCGCCATTACGTACCTAGCGTTGCGCCAAGAGTCTGCAACCAACGACGCATAGTTGGATACTGCCTACCACCCGACATCAACAAAGGTCTTGCGCTAGGAGTCTTCATCAAGTCACGGCGAGCCATCGCTACACCTTCCTCGAATGAACGCATATACATAGACGAAAGCTCTGGGTCTTCCTGACGTTGATAAACACGAGCCAAAGCAAAATAGGCAAGCAAAATATGAAACCACTCATCAAGGTCAATTGCTTCAGATGTGTTCGTCAACCAAGTGTAAACAGGGTTGCGATAAGCGCGAACGGTTATCGCATAAACAGCATCAGGTTTTGGATATAGATGCAACTGTGCATCCCACATTGCGTAAAAATATGGACGAGAAGGAGTATCTGTATTACCCAACCAAATATCTTCGGCATTATCGTAAGGAATCATTGTCAAACGACTACCCGCACTAGACGTGTCTACAAGAGAAATGATTTCACGAATATCGCCAATTGTAGATATTGTGTACGGACGCTGATTGGCTACCGTATTAAAAGTGTAGGACTCCTGATACTTCGGGTATCGGCGTTCCAGCGCAACAATGCGTTGGAATGCCTCTTTGACAGCATTGTCAATAATGCTGTTAGGAACATCCGTGGTGTCAAGGTCCGAGATGTCGCGAACCATAGTTCGCACATCGGCAAGGCTCATAGTCATTATGCGTCACCCCTGCTTCGTAAATGTCCCATGCAGTAATCGGTACCTTTGGCTTTGCGACCAGTACAGGTGTCCTCGTTAGCGGCACAAAAGTTACCTCGACCAAGATATGGGCCGCTAGGTGGTGCTTGGCGTGAACCTGGAACTTCTGCGGAAGGACGGATACCTTGTATTGGTACGCCGTAATATTCGCCGGACAATTGTGCGTTCTTCATCACTACTTGTCCTTTTCGTTACTTGGGGTATGCCCCGGAAGGTGGTGGGCACACCCCAAATTACGAATTAACTACTTCTTTTTTTTGTTTTTATCGCCAGCTTTATTTTGAACACTTTTACCAATACGTCCGAACAGTCTGTAAGCTGCACCCGGAACTTCTTCTAGTCTAAGCGTATCTTTTTTAGGTGAACGATAAGCGTCAGCTGAACGCCTTGGCATAGCTTTAGCTTTAGTCCCTGGAGCCCTATAACCTGCACGGCTAGAAGCATCCATTTTTGACGAAGACATTTTTGGTTTTGGTGATGCAGATTTCTTTGCATCAATAGCTTTTCTTGCACGACGAACTTGCTTAGCTGTTTTACCTTTTCGCACAGACGCACCAGCGCCCATACCGTAACTCTCATCCATACCACGCATTATATTTCTCCTTTTAATAGTTATTGGGTAAGGGGCTTTTATCCCCTTACCCAATATACCAAATTACTTGACTGCGCCGCCAGAACCCTTGCGGTACAACTGTGCTGTTGATGTTGAAGTTACAACAGCAAGGAATGTTGCTGAAGTACCATCAAATACTGTCATCAGTCCACCACCAGTGATTGTCCAACCAGTTGCGGTTGTAACAACAATCTCGAAACTTGACGCAAGGTTCACGATTGTGAACTCAAACGAAGTTCCAACTGCTTCATCTGTCAAAGCAGCGAGCACAAGTGCGGCTGTTGGCAGGGTGAAGGTTGTGTCTTGTGTTGGTGTCGCAACAAACAACTTACTAGTAAGTAGTTGTGCTGCTGTTGGTGTTGCCGCATCGGTGATGGCTACTGCTGTAACCTTCTCGTCTGCTGCAATATAGTTTTCAAGACGCTTGCGTGTTACCGCACCGTCTGTGTCGTTACCTTTTAATGGCATTGTATTTTCTCCTAGTTTTGTTGTTGTTAATTAAGCGGTCTTAGCGGTAAGTTTGCCTTGCTTCTTACGGTTACGGACCGTGAGGTTACCGTAGCACATAATCAAAGCGTAGCGTGCATCCAAATCTTCTGGACGAACAAACTCTGTCTGTTGGAACCACTTAGCCGAGTGACCGACAAGTGTGAGATACTTGGTGTTCAAGAAGTACATTACGCCTGCTGTGCAAGACACATCGTACATTACAGGACTAGCCTTGAACAACAGGTTCTGGAAACCAGCATCTGCAGTCTTGGTGTCTGTGTAACGAAGGTTTGGTTGCAACAAAGCCTCATACTTTTCGTACAATGTTTGTGATGTCAAAACCACATCTGGGTGGTCGTTACCAACAGAAATTGTGTTGTAAGCAGTGTTCATTTGAGCAAGAGTCAAAGC